CCTAAAGTTGTTGCAGTGAGAACTGAAGTCCCATTGATTTTATAATCATTTCCTGTGGTTGCATTATATCCACCTGAAGTTGTTACTCCAGATATTAAAACGTTTCCTACGACAGTAAAGGTTGATGTTGGATTTGTTGTTGCTATTCCAACACTAGAAAAAGTATGAATGCCCGTAGGATTGGAGACCCATTGAGATGAAGCTCCACCACCAGACGAAGTAACAGTAACTACTCCAGCAGATATTGTAGAAACTGTTAAATTATCACCAAAATCTATCGTACCTGCCGTTCCAACTAAAATTCCAGAGTCTCTGATAATAATCCCAGACCCAGAAGCAGTAATGCCAGTCAGTCCAGAACCATCACCAACAAATACTGTAGCAGTGACGATTCCAGTTACATTTACGTCTCCCCTAACATCAAGTTTTGATGTTGGGTCTATGGTTCCTATCCCAACATTTCCATTCAAACGATAAATATCGCTTTGATAAGTATTTGTTGGATTTTCATACTCCCAATTTCCACCACCGATACTAATATCAACAACTTTAGTTCCTGCATTATATGAAATAGAATTACCAGAACCAACAAAATTTAATGCAGTAATAATCCCCGTTGCGATATTGACACTTCCGGACTGAATGCCAATACCCCGAATACCGCCCACAAATGTGGAAACACCAGATACATTTAAATTTCCAGTTAAATCTAAATTTGTAAAGGTATTTGCAGAACCTACTGCAGGAACTCCTTTAATTCCACTATAAACTGCACCACTAATATAAACACTCTTTCCAGTAAAATTAACTCCACTAGGAAGGTTTGTTCCAATAAAGTTTAAAGTTCCTGATTGGTAGTCGAAGAACCACTCATCATTATTACCAGAACCTGCAGCAACTAATTGAGTTCCAGATGCAGCAGCAGTTGCTGCGTTACCTGAAGTATGAACGTAGACTTTTACGAGATAAGTAGAACCAATTTCTGGCGGAACCCAATCTGTAATATTTGTTTTCCAAGTTCTATTTGTGGACGAAGTAGTATCTGCAGTACATTCGACGGGTAGTGATGTTGGATATAAAGTAACTACTGATGTACTACTACCGGGAATAGTTGTTGGTATTAAATTTGATTGAGCCCAGACATTATCACCTCTCAACAATAACGCACTTGAGATGGATTCGTTTACTGCATCCTTAATTGCTGCAGTATCAGTCTTCGCTCTACCATAACCAATTTTTTTCCAGAGATAGTCTATCTTCTGATCGTTTGAAATAGCCATTTTACGCTGCAGCTCCTATACTAAGACTTGTTACGGATTGCCCTGAGTTCAAAGCAATTCTTATAAGAACAACATTACCAGTAGCATTACTCATGTTTTCGCTACCTAGTGTCATAGTATAACCACCACTTAAAGATGTTGATGCAAGAATTCTATCTCCATTAGTGAAAGCACAACCATCAGAACCATTTCCACCCGGCCCACTACCAGGAACTCCAGAACCTCCATAAGCAGTATCTGCTCTTAACCAACCATTTAATCCACTTGTAGTATCTATACTTGTTCCTGGAGCAGCAATCCAAACACCAGCGACACCAGTTGAACTTGTAATGTTAATATCAAAGTTAGCAACAACTCTTCTTCTAAACGCAAAAGTAAAATACTGAGTTCCACTTCTTCCTGATGAAAAATCTGGACCAACTGGAAGATATCCAGTAGAATAATTTACTTGATTGTGAGTGATAGCACCCAATCTAACAACTGCTTCTGCTGTTGTAGTAATTCCTGCCGGAGAAGATGATTCGGAATATGGATTGTTAGTATAGAAATTAGTTGCTCCATTATAAGAAGGAGTTGTCGTAGTAACTCCAGGGCCAAAATCATAAATTCTCTTTCCATTATCAGTATAAGTTCCATCACCAAGTCCAGAAGGAACTGCTATTGAAATTTCACTAATTTCACTCTGCGCTGCAGTATGAACTTGAATATTAGTAGCAATATCACTTGCGTAACTACTGGTTCCATTTACATTCTTAGCACGAACTCTAACTCTATCGATAGTTCTTACACTTGATGTTGTAATAGGAACTGTTAGGTTACCCAATGCATATGGGGAAGACACCCCAACATTAGCAATAGGTATTCCTCCACTCAACATACTTGAAGGACCATTAATTTGAGTATATGTATAATCAGTATCTGGTGTAGCTGCACTGGAGGTTCCCTCTTGGTTTGTTCCAGTGTCAACTTCAACAATGTTTGTTTGGTTAGTGTAAGTTTGTCCTGTTAAATTAGTAACCGTTAATCCGGATAAAGTTAGAGTTGGTGAACCAGTGTTGTAATATGGAATACCAGAAACATAACGATAAGTACCAGCAACATTTTCTGCAAGTGTTGCAGTCGAAATACTTACAACAGGTGTGGCAGTTACATCATCCTTAACAAACTGCACTGCGTTTGTATTACCAGTGTCACTATGAAGCAATCTCATACTATTCACACCAACGCTTAAAGCAGAAACTGCTTTTGAAACTTTTGCCTTAAATCCTTTATACAACCCAGGATAATAGATACTTGAGGCAAAAGTTGTAGTTGAACCAGAAGAATTCAATAACTGATAATCACTCTCTTCTGTAATTACCAAACTTGTATATGTTCCAGAATCATCACCACTAGTTAATACTCGGGAACCATCGGAGGAACTGTTTACATGTGCTGTAAGAGTTCCACTATTTGCATTATATGCAAACGAAGAAGTTGCCGTGGCTTCAGCAGTTCCACCAGTTACACGAGTAACATCATTCCCTGCGGATAAAGTAGTTCCGCCAGTATTATCAGTAAATCCAGAAACAAGTCTTGGATTTGTCCCTGTACTAGTGACATTAGATAATGTTTTACTACTTAATCCATCTGGAGCTGCAGGAGCATCATCGTAAACTTTCAACAATGCAGTTCCGTTAGTGGGAATAACGGCAGGGTCTGCAGTGTTATGTGCGTTTAAAGTTAAAGTAAGCGTATCTCTAGTTGTAGAACTATTTGTTCCCTCGGACCAAGTATGCTGAAGTCTTGAAGCAGAAACATCTGCTCCACCATTAGCAGTATTGTTTGCAATAGAATCATTTGATGAACCATCCCCCCAATTCATTGTATAATTGACTGTTGCTCCACTTGTATTTGAAGTATTATTATCTAAGTACAGTGATTGCCCTTCAACTACATATAAATCATTTCCAGAAAGAACTGAACCCCCAGAAGATGCTCTATACAAATCAAAAGTAACCACTGGATTTGGCGTATAAACTGTAATATAATTACTCTTTGCAGTAGAATAACTGCTTCCTGCACCAATTCCAGAATTATTTTTAGCAACTAAAGATATTGAGAACTGTCCACCAGCAGGTTGGGTATATGTATGTGGAATAGAAGCAGATGTATAGTTTGATGTTGTTGTACCGTCTCCCCAATCAACATCATAACGATTAGCGTTTCCAGAACTTGTAACCGATAGTGTAATTGATAGTGGAGAACCTCCAGCTAATGAATTTGAAGAGAAATCTACATTAGTGACTGCAGTATTTCTTATAATATTAAATGCAAGTTCGTTGAGGTCATCAATACTATCAACCAACTTAGTACTTCCAGAAAGAGTATTGAGTGCCCCGTTGCTAGTAATACTAGAATCTGTTGGAGTTCCTAAAGTTAATGAACCACCTTCTCCATAATAATTTGTTGCAGTTACAACACCACTAATATTTGCGTCAGTGTTAAAATTTGTGGAAGTGGATGATATTGTAGCGGATAATGAACCATTATTGTAGAAGAATAAAATATTTTCATTTGCTCCAGGAGATGATTCTGGAATAATATAGGTGTTGCCATCAACATCCTTAACACCACCAAGAGAACCCCAAGAACCACCAGGTCCATAACCTTCAAAGGTTGAGAATTCAGTGTTATATCGGATTTGTCCAGTTACAGCTACACCAACAGAATCTCTTTGTGCTGTTGTCCCAACAGGAATTTGAATGGAATTTGTGCTGTTAAAAATAACTCTGTTATTAAAAGTAGATACTCCAGATACCGATAACTGGTCGTCAACAATTACTGTGCCATCAAAAGAATTAAGTGTTAGGTTTCCTGAAGAGTGTTAGGTTTCCTGAAGAGGTATCAATTTCATTATCATCCGCAACACCTATTCTTACATTATCAATTGTTGCTCCATTGTTTGCATCAATAGTATTAGAGAATGTAGAGACTCCTGCAACATATAGATTATCATTAAATGTAGAAAATCCAACAAATGTACTAATTCCACTTAATGTTGTATTCCCACCTACATATAAATCTTGGATTAAGTTAACATTATCATTAAATGTAGAAAATCCAGAAATACTTAATTGATTTGAAAATAATGTTTCCGAAATAGTAGTAATTCCGGACAAAGTTGAAATGCCATTTACAGTAATATTGTTGGAAACAAAAACATCTCCAGAAACTGTCAATTCTGAAGATGGATTTGTTGTTGCTATACCAACTTTACCACCACCGGTTGCGAGAACAACGTCTTTATCTGTTGAAGAATTTATTTCTAAAACATCTAAAGTATGAGAATTGAAAGAAATATTTCCCTTCAAAACTCCATTTTGCTTAAAATTCAAATAAGAAGTTGAAGTAATTCCAGAATCAATATCTAAAAAGGATTCTCCCTCAGTGCTTCTAACAGATAATTTAGCTTTGGGTGGAAAATATAACTCTAAATCTGCTGCGGGATTTGTGGTTCCCAGACCAACTCTACCAGTATCTGCATCAGCAACAATGAGATTTGAGTTAACCTCTAAACCATGTTTTACTACAAAGTTTTTGTTTATACCCAAGGTTCACTCTCCCCTTGCTTTTCTTTTTAGTTATTTATAAAAACTAAATAATAAAAAAAGTATTTTTGAAACAATATGGCTTCTCAAGTATTAAGTGGTTCAACTGATGTTGGATATACAAATAACACCGGGCAAAATGTAAGGGTAATAATAAATTACATGGGTGGTACTGATATTTCTATCAGTTGGGCTGGAGTTTCTGTAAGTAGCACAGGTTTATCTGCGATAGGTAGAAATCTAGCTTATACCAGCGCATCTTCAACATCTTCAAACAACTCACTAACTCTAGATTTAACCGGTACTGCAGCAGCTCTTCCAACAGAAATAATGTTAGCACCAACGCAAACATTTTCAGCAACTGGTATTACTTCGTATAATATCGTAGTAATACCAGAACTTGGTTAATTGGGGCAATCAAATAGGAATACTAAATCCGCGAGTGGTATATGGATATAGTGAGAAACTATTGTCAAAATTGATTCTATTGTTTGCATCATCATAAGTAACGCTAATTCCTGTCTGAATTCCAGAATTAATTGCGGCACCAATAGCATCCTGAACTCTCTCTTCACTGAAATAAAGATTTGTTGACCCTTCATTTAAGAAGTCAGTACTTGTCAATACGCCACTAACAACAGAAGAGGCTGAAGACCAAATTAAAGTACCAGAACCATTTGTCGATAAAATACTTCCAGCAGTACCAACTGTAGTTGGAAGGGTCCAAGTGTAGTTAGAATTTAAAGTTGGCGCATTTACTCCAATATAATTACTCCTATCAGATTCATATATTCTAATTTCACCAGCAACAACTAAGTTTCCAGTAACATCTAAAGCTCCCAATGGAGTTGGGGTATTAATTCCAACATTACCATTAAAATCCACTACAAGAGGAGTTGTTGTATCATCCGGATTTCTGCTGTCAATTCTGACAATATTTCCAGAAGTACTTGTCGATCTAATGCGTACAGAACCACCCGATGTAGAAACAATATCCAATCTTGTTGAAGGTGATGAAGAATTGATTCCTAGAGCATTTCCTACAAAAAGATTTGTACCATTAAAAGATAATGCGGAAGAACCTCTAAAGAATCCACCATCATTATATTGAAGAGAATTCAAAGGAAGTCCGGGATATCCAGTTCCGCCACCTGTCGCATCAAATGTAATACTCGCTATTCCAGAATTTTGAACTGCAGATATAGTAACACCATATCCAACAAAGTTAATTTCCGTAGCAACTCCAACAAAAGTTCTGTTGGAACCCAATCCAGTAGAAACACCAACACGAAGAGGATTTGAACTAAATGTTAAAGTTGTAATTCCACTAACAGTGTCATATGATGAAGTTATCGTGGCACCAAGACCCGATCTAAAGTTAATTAGGGTGGAAAAACCAACATAAGAACCTGATGAAGATACCCCAACGCCAAAGTTTCCAATATATCCAAAATTTTCCCATCTATTATTCGAGGTGTATACCCATCCAATATAATCATTTGTTGCCGGAATTGCATTATATGTAACATCTCCAGGATTTCCGGCAACTGTTGGCGTTGAAATACCTACAGTATACTTTCTAGATATATTTTGGTCTCCTTTCAATAGTAAAGAATTAGATTCAATACCTTTCTCTGAAGAAGAAACAATTTTGTTATTAAAAATGACAGGACCATCAAATTTAGAAATAACTTTATTTTCTGGCCCACCATCGACTCGAATAGAATTCTTAACATTTACATCAATAGGTGATATTACATTAAACCCTACATTTGGACCGGAGGTAAAATCTTCTCCAACTGTCGTTTGTATTGGGGTTTCAACAAACTCTTCTTGTCCTGTGGTTGCATTTATTTTTTTATTTCCGGTATAGAAACTACCATCGGCATTCATTCCGGAGAATACAACCATACCACCATTTTTCTTAACCGATTGTGATAAAACTTCTTCCTGTTCGGTTAAGATTCTTTGCTGCTTATCTGGCAATGATGTTGAATAATTGCCAGGGCCATATCCAACGTATTCAAAGGTATGTGCAGACGCTCTAATTAAAGAGTTTCTACGGAATTCTATAGGTCTTGGATTAATTCTTTTTACAACAGCACCATTTACATGTGTTGACTTACTACTTCCAAGTAATCCCCTAAAAACTGAAACAGGATTTCCAGTTACTGTGCTCCTAATTCTAACAATCTCTTCATCTATTTGAAGATAATCTCCAACATTTAAACTTAGATTAGTGACATTTGAAATACTTATTGTATTAGCATTTAAATCAGTAATTGCAGCAGATAGTGTAGTAGTAATACCTGCATATGGAGATACTAGTCTTCCAAAAAGATTTTCATTTGACCTAGTAACATTTCCACCACCAGCAGAAAAACCGTTTATATAACCAAATATAGTGCCAGATGTTGATGGAGTTGTCGTGCTAATGCCAAAATTAACAATAAACGTAGAAAGACCAACAACATTATTAACTACAAAATTTCCATTGTAGAAAGATTGTTGAGCGCCACCAAAAGTAATAGAACTATTTCTAAATAATCCATGAGGTTGTTGTGTAGTAACTGTAGCTAATCCAGTAAATCTATTATAAGAAATTGATAATATATTCAAACTTTGTCCGGTTAAAACTAAACCACAACCCAAAGTAATTGTTACTCCAAGACCAGTTACAGAAGGATTTTGAATAGTTGAAGCAGATGAAACCTGTATTTTTTTATGTTCACCAGTAGATATTCCTACAATTCTGTAAAGATTATTGTATGATTCGTATTCATCAACATTAATTCCAACAAAACTTAAAGTATCGCCAATATTAGAATTAATGTTACTCGATACAATTGATGCGGGGACAAAGGAAGTCGTTGTAGCAATGCCAACAACTGTCATGGTGTTGCCAATTCCATATGCACTACCACCATCCATAATTTTTATATCAAAAATAGTACCCGCAGCACTAACAGCAACTCTAGCAGTTGCATTTTTCCCAGATGTTGATTCTCCATAACCAACTAATCTGCAGTTATAAAAATACTCAACACTACCACTACCAGTACCATATCCATTTCCACCATTTACTATGGTTACTCCAGTTAATTGATTAAATCCATGATCTATCTTAGTATAGAAAGTATGAGAAGTTCCCACTGAATTAGAAATCACATCAGTAACTCCAACACCAACATGCAAATCTAATAACTTTTTCTCTAAAGTTTCTTTAGTAATACTATTTTGTGGTTCATTAATAACAACTTGTCCTATAGGAGAAGACAGTGCAAATGATTTTGCTGATTTTGGATCAGATGCTGGATTATCTCTATTTGTTTGTGGATAGAGATTTTTAATTGGTTGTAAGTATTTTTCAGATGTAAAAGGAGAAGTTGTTGGGGAATTTGAGGCATTTACTACAGATAAGTAATAAATTCCATCCCTCTCACCTTGAACATATCTTTGAATTTCTTCACTTTGATATACTAAGTAAGTATTTGAAAATTCTTTTTTCTTAAAGTATGGTGAAGTCGTATCTCTCAGTGAAGTATTATTAGTAAAAGTACCTGGATTATTTTTAACGGGTATATAAAATTCTCTTGCACTACTAATACCGGAAACAACAAAAGTGCCATTAAATGAAGTATTTGCAATTCCAGATTCATTATTAGTACTCTTTACATTTAATATTTCAACTTTAGAACCTATTTCCAAACCATGAGGTAATTCTGTAACGACTTTAGCTACACCAGATTCCCATGTAGCACCCGCAATGAGTCTTTGATTTCTTAGTTGTGTAGAATTTGTTAAAGTAGTACCGGAAGGATTAAATTGGTATCCAACTTCCAATGAAGTTGGTTCTATAGAACTATTAGACTCTTGAATTACATATCCATTAAGAGGTGGACTTGCTACAAATGGCGAATCTGCAGGAATTACATACCTAACTCTATAAATTGTATCTAATGGATTTCTATTATCAGGAATTCTCTTGATGTATGTCTTTGGTGTTGCTTGGCCCAAAGAAGTTGTTCCCAGACCAACAATTCTCGAATACAATGTATTTTCGCTAGAAGCAGATGATACATTTACATACCATTGATTATTTGAGGAATCCCATTGTATTGGATGTCCCAAATCTCCACTATTCTTGTCAGATACTCTACTAACAACTTTTAGTATTCCACCACGATTGTTAATATCTATTTCATTTAGCCCAATTGCATCATTTAATGATTTAGCTATTTTAATGGTATTGGATGAAATTCCGGTAGTAATAGCATAATATATTTGATTATGGTCTACTCCATCGGGAAGATGTCCATCATTCGATACGATTCTTATTGTTTCTCCATTTGCAAAGGTGTGAGGCGCAGTAAAAGTAATTATATTTGAAGTTATACTATTAACTCCAACTGAATTCCTTCCAACATAAAAAATCTTTTCCAAAGAAGTAGATGTTGTGAGTGGCATTACCACTTTTGCAGAATATTCTGTAGAAACTCCACTTCTGGTTAAAGTGAGGTTTAAAGTTTCTCCAGATTTTGCACCTATACGATATCCTTCAATTACACTATCGGGAAGTAGTGCTTCATTATTTTGATTGTATAAGTATAACCTTCCAGAATTTGAAACACTTAAAGTTTTAGGTACATCAATAGAATAATAATCTACATTTATTTCTGAAGAATCTATTACTTTTGGTGGAATAATATGAGTTATGTACCCAATATCATCTTTTTTAAACGCATTTGATTTAAATCCAGAAGAAACAAGTCCTCTACTTCCAAAAGTGCAGTTCGAGTTGTTGACAGATTGATCACCACCACTCTCTGCAACAAATTGCTCACAATAACCAATAGAAAATACAGATACTAATTGGAGATATGCATCATTTTTACACTTTACATGGTAGTTTGAATATTCTGGTTTATATCTTGCTAAAATATCTGATGTAATATTTTCATTACCAGATGCTGTGCTATCTTGATATAATCCCAATGTAGGATTGTATTTCACAAAAGCATTTCGATCTTTTTGCAGTCCAACAGCAGTAAATTGGGCTACAACCATACTCTTAAATCCATCTGCTTTACTTCCATCAGCAAGCAGTCCACACATTCCATATACAGAACGCAATGAACAGTTAAAGATATATGGAGAAGCAGAAGTGACAGTATCTACAACAATACTAAGGTTTGCAGAACCACTGCCGGGAAGGGGAACTGTTGGTGCATTCTGAACTCTATATTCTACTTGTGTAGAACTATTAACTTTACTTACTACATATTGTCCATTAAATCCTAAAGCATCTACTCCAGAAATCTTAATTGGAGTATCAACCTCCAGACCACTAACTGGTTGCTGAAGATCGACAGTAATTGTTGTGCTAGTTACTGAGCCATTTCCAGAACGAATACTAGAAATACCAACTTCAACTCCACGAGAACCAACAATTCTATATTCATCTACTTTTGGTTGAATATCAAGAGATGTTGATGGGTAATCAGGTTGAATTTCTCTCCCAGATGATTGTCCATAAGCAAGACCAATCTTTTCATAATACATCTTAAGATCAGTTCTACCAGAATAATAAGTGGCAAAACTATCATCAATAACTACAGGATTTACACCATCAGCATACTCAAATGCAGTAAGTTTATGATGAGAGAAATTGGGAACAAAAGTACTTGATGAATAATCGGAATATGCAAAAGAATTTGGGTCAGAATCTAGAAACGTAAACTGCCAAAAATAACAAGAACCAGTTACTCTAAAAATTGCAGAAGATTCTACGTTTGGATTTTCTGGATTAGGTACATATAATGGTCGAATTTTTGTCTTTCTTAAATCAAGTCCAACGATTGAAGTTCCTCTAGGAACTATAACACCACCATAAACAGAATTAAATTTGTAGAGTTGGTTTTCTGAAGAAGATAAGTCAAAATTTGAATTTAAGTCTAAGGGAGGAAAATCTGAAGAGGTTGTTCCATTTCTAAGAAGATATGTATTATTTCCGTATGGTATCCATCCAGGTCTGTTATCTACTAAATGGTCTCCTGGATACAAAACAATTGTAGTTTTTCCAAATCTATCATTATCAATTCCTGCTTGATAAGAAAATCTAGAAGCTTCTATTAATGCTCTCTGAATAGTTTTAAATGGTCTAGTTAAACTATTACCCTGATTTTCAATGCTATCTGTAGAGTCAATACTATTTGGATCAACATATAAAATCGTTCCGCGTACTGATTTCAGAAAATTATCGAGACGTGAAAGACCCATCTTATTAATACTTATAGTTCCGTTATGGATTATTTATCATACAACAAAACCTCCACAAGGGAGGTTTTGAAGTCACACTTTTCGGGTCACTGTAACGATTCAGTATCGTCTTGATTATTATACCACGACTCTTCTTTCCACGTCAACTTTTCTTTGAGTTTCTTGTCAAAAACCATAAGATACCGATGTTTACGACTCCTACTACGCCACTCACCATCAGCACCCTTGACGCTACCCCTAGAATGTTTTGTTCCATCAGTATAGTAAAAATCTTTTTTGGGTTCTGTTAGACCGTAGTATTGAAAATTACAAGCTCTGTATATAGTTCCAGCGTGGTGATTAGAGTCAGCATAACTAAGAATTGCAGAAACGCGGGCATCTTTCCTAAACCTCTTGATACAACGACTTACAAACCAGGATGTGATATTATACTCTTCTTTTTGAACTTCTGGATGAATACAAAGTCTTGAGAGTTCAAATATTCCTTGTTGTTCATTACGACTTAATCCAAATGCTCCTACGGCAATTTCTGGAACTGGGAGACCAGTAAAAATACAAACACCAACAGACCCGCCAATATTAAGGACATCTGTGAATGATTTGCGGTAAAGAGAGTAATTATATCCACTTTTGAAATCTTTTGATTCGTCTTTTAGATAATGATAGGTATAAAGAAGTTCTTTTATTTCTTCTTTGCCTACCCTATCTATATAAAAGTCAGATTTCATTTAGGTATTTTTACTCACTTTGTTTGCATTCTAACATATATTCAACAGTGTTTGCAACATCATTCATTGCATCACGCAGATGAGGTTGCTGGCCAGATTCTTGCTTAAGAATAGGTCGTGAATCATCAGTCAGCGTCCAACGCCACTGTTTCATTTCATTACAATACCAAAGATTAACTTTCATGTTTGAAGTGCTCCAGTTGGACCCAGTTAAGGAGTGTTTGGAATGCACTGATAGAGGCAGGAGTGCAGTTATCTTCCTTAAGTTTCTGAACATAATATTCAAGTGCTTCAATGACCATCTCGCGGTCAGTTTGTGAAATAAGTGACATTTTTGGAGTTTTATGAACTCAAGCCCCCGACCGGATTTGAACCAGCGACCAACGGTTTACAAAACCGTTGCTCTACCACTGAGCTACAAGGGCATTAATCAACAGGCAACATTTCTGGATTTTCCAGTTCCAACTCATATAAGAGAGGATGACATTCTTCAAGCATTAAGTAGTATGATGCCTGATAAAGGTCTTCTGGTTCAAATCTTCTTTCGTTATCTGCTAATTCGATTAATTCCAAATCGAATATTGATTCGTCTGGCAAATCGTCAAAAGTAAAGGGAATTTGATTTATGAAATACAGCAGAACAATTTGTGTTCCGCGATTATACCAAACGTATCTGGCATCTATTCTGTATTTCATAGAATAGTCCTTTCTTTTGTTTATTTAGAGGAAGAACCTCATAGGCGTGGTCGGATTCGAACCGACCCTGGAGGCGTTTTAAGCGCCCTGTCTCTGCCGCTGGACTACACGCCCATAAAAAACTTACGCCTCGTAAGTAATAGGATTATACTTGATATACTCCCAGAATGTCAACTTCATTTCTTTTTGTGACATTCCGCAGTGCTTTGCTGCTTTAGGGAGATTCCACTTTGCTGCAAAGAGTGCCTCATTTGCCTCTTTCACGTTTTCTGGAGTTGTCTTAACTGGTTCCTCTTTGAGGTCTTTGTATGAAATTTTATAAACCATACTTTTCAAAAAAGTAATAAGGGCAATTTTTACCGGGAGATTTTTTTCGACCTTTTTTGAAACTTAAAGTGGATTTGCGTATGAGAGAGTCTCTTCATCCACTGTAGCACGAACGAAGTCTAGTACATTCATAAATTCTTCTACCGTATCACAGGTCACTTGCTTTTCATCTCCTTCATTGGAGTAAAGGTACACGGTTCGTTTGATGGGGTCCACAACGCAGCGTGAGAGGTACTCGTCTTGCATTCGTTCGTCCGTTGATTACCCATGTATCATAGCACGGTCAGGGGTCCGTGTCAACCCACTGTACCAGAGGGAGAGGACAAATCTTTCACTGTCCTCAACTTTTGTAACGTGATGAAGATATTGTGAGTTGGAAAATATAACCAATTTTCCTAATTGTGGTTTCACTTGAAATTCCTCAAAGCAAGTATATCCACCTTTATAAGAGTCGTTTAGGTATACTAATACAGCAAAAACATCAGGATTATCTTGATAGGAATTGTCATAATGAGGTTTCATAAAAGTTCCTTCAGGCCATCTCACAATCGTTGCATAGTCTAATTTAATATTTTCATCAAAAGACTTACAAATTTTTGTAATTGAAGAAATTATTGGACTTTTTATACTTTCCAAGTTAGTACAATCTGGTATTCCCCCCTGATACAGATTGCCACCGTAATCCAAATTAGTAATAAAAGTATCTCCACCCCTACTTTCGCTACCATACGGAACTTCTTTATCTTTATTTTCGATAGCAAAATCCACAAAAGACTTACACTCTATTGAATCTAAAAAATTTTCTTCAATATAAATTAATTTTTTCACAGAGTCTTTGTATTTACCTTATTTGCATATTGGGGATCATTATAATCTTTATCAGGATAATCACTCCACTCATTACCATCATATTCAACAACCAATGCATTGACATCCTTTCTCTCTGCATAAACATGATAGAAAGAATCAATTGGTATTGCACTCTTTGATTGCAGATATATTTTTTCCGAATCCCATCTTTTCACAATAATATCTTGATGAGAACCTATTGGTTGAAGTTGAACAGATATGCTATTAACATGAACCAAGTCTTTCCAATACCAAGGAAGTTCAATTTCAGTTTGATTTGTTATTCTACCCCTAAAATATACTCCAACTTCTGGACCCTCAATACATGCATATCTAAGACGATGACCATTTCCCAATGATGGATGAATCATATCAAATGGTTTTGGTCTAGCATCTGCTTGCGAAAATCTAGCTGCGAGTCTTCCTTTATTATCACAATCTACTTTTCCACTCACATATAAGTCACCATCAATATAGACCACATCAGTAGTAGTGCCAGTGACGTAAAGGGCATTACTAGTTTGCCCATCACCTTCAATCTTAACATCACCTTTTACATGCACAGATCTTTTTGCATTTGATGGTGTATCTGGATTAGTTTCTCTACCAATCATTAAAGATGCTTCAACACTTCCAAAATCACTATCTTTTCCGATATGAACTGGCGCTTGAAAATATGCAGAACCATGAATGCTTTTTGGACCTCTTCCTAAAGCTTCTGGTTTTGATTCTTCATTTGTCACATGGAGTTGTCCATGAATTAATTCAAAATCACTTGAACTTGACATAGTTATGCTTGCGGTTTAGTTAATTGTACTATTTTATCTAATATTGGCAATGATGGTGTTTTCTCTGCACTCATAGAAGTTATTCTTTGAATGCTACCACCATAAATTCGCATAATATTTATTGCGGTTTGTTGCATCTGACCATCAGTAAAAATACTGATGGATTCATTTGCGTTAGCAGTAAATTTTTTAGTTTCAATATTAACGCTTTCGTTTGAAATAATATTGACTATACCCTTTGTAGGGTCCGGACCTCTGGCAATTATATCAATATTTTCAGCTTCAAGTCTTAGTCTACCTTTTGTTTGGATTAAGATATCACTTCTATCGGCATTAAACCACATTCCAATTTCATCTTTTGGAATATCATCTCCACATTTAACTTGATATCTTCCCCTGCATCTAGAAGTAATCCACCTTTTTCTTGGGGCGGTTTGGTCTATCGTAATATATTCAAGAGACTCTTGACCTTGAAGCATGACAGAAGATTTCACTTGGTCAGGATGAATATTGCCAAAAGTTATCTGACCATCTTTTGTTCCCGTTGTTTTTGTTTCGTAATTTTTAGATTTTGCCATGTTTTATCTCGGTACTATATCAAAAGTTTCTGTTGGAGGAACTCTACCAACACAATCAACTACACTAACAACTGCTGTTGTGGGTTCAATGTCCCCAATATTTGCAATTGCCTCTACAGGGATAGCTCTAAGAACTGGGATAAGTTTTGCGTTATATCCAGTATTAGAATTTACTATGATTTCGGGTATGTCAGTGAATCCAGAACCAGGATTAATAATATTAACCTGTGTTATTTCTTCTCTTTCATTTATCACTGGTTGAAGTATTGCTCCATTATTGGGAACAACTTCCAAAGTATCTCCTGGCAAATATCCAAAACCAGAATCTTCAATATAAATTTCATCAATAATGAGAATAACAGGATAAGTTAACGATGTGGCATCTGATGGAACTGCCAAAGTAGACTCTGGTGGGAAAAATACACTATCTGGGGGTAAATTTGGTGGTTCTATTCCAGAAGGAACAGTAAAATAATCGCCATTAGGTGTAACAACATACCCCTCTTGGGATTCTTTCCATGTGATACCATTTCCACCCAAAGAACCATCTGGAGCAGGCAAGTACCCGTCTCCCCGCGCAGCTACTACAATATTTTTAATCTCCAATCCACCTTTAGGTGAAGGTCTAGTTTGAACAACTAATGATGCACCAGATCCATTTCCACACTCGTCAACAATATTTGCAAATGGTGGCGCGAGGTAACTAAATCCGGGATTAACAATATCAAATCCAATAATTGAATTTGAATTTGGACTGACTATAGCGTTTGCCATTGCACCTATACCATTACCACCAAAAAATTGCACTCTTGGTGGTCCACAGGGTAATGGATTTGTTGGACAACTTCTAGAAGTATCTGAAGGAGAAAGAAATTTGCTGAATGGATTTTTTCCTACTGGGTCTCCTCCTTGGGGATTATTTTGACCTGCTCCAGATAAAGTTGTTTCCTGAACTGAAGGGCACGCTTTATCATCGTCACATTTAAAGAAATTTAAAATACCCGTGATAAAATCTAATGCGTTAAATAAACTTCCAGCAAGATTTGCAATTTTACCCAAAGCAACATTAAGAAGTGATACTGCAGACTTTATTGCCTTCTCAATTGGATTCATAATTTTTTTCAGCAAATTGCCAATGAAATTTTCAACAAAACACATTGGTCCATTTATAAACTTATCCAACATTTGCAATAAAAGATTGCCAATAGTCTTTGCAAGTCCTCTAATTATTTTAGCAAAAGCACAAGAAATTCCATTTAAACCTTTATCTAGTTTGTCAATAAAGGATGGCATTTCTCCAGGGAAAAAATAAGGAAGTTTCTCTTTAACTTTATCTTGTATTGTATTCATTACCCACCCACGAGCACCACCCAGAATATTAATAACATATCCAGAAATATCAGTTGCAGAAAAATTTACTATTCTTTTAATAGACTTTCCAGGTTCTTGGTCCTCTCTGGTTAATGCATCAACAGCGGAATTAACATTTGAAAATCTTTTTATTCTTTCCAAATCTATCTGCATATTTTTAATAGTTCTCTGAATTCCTTTCATAGAACTATTATCACTTTTACATGGACTTTGTATATGTACAACGGTTCTAAGATCTATATCTTGTTGCCAAGCAAGTTTAGAAATCTCCGCAAATGATTGGGAGTGCCTGTGAGTTACTGGAGATTGGTCAATATCTTTAGTCTGAGGAGTTCCTGCGGGAAGTACTGTCATTTTTTTTATGTTGTAATTCTTGCTTTTATTTCAGATATGGTCAGAGTGTTTTGGGGGATAATTTTATACTGATTACTTGCAACTTTTGGTCTTTCAATCTTTTTAATTGTTTGTAAAGAGTCAGGAACATATGCCGCCGTTTGTGGGTTAGTTCCTTTATATGTATCATTAAAAAGTTGCAACCCACCAATATTTCCCTGTGGTTGCTTCTTTGGTACAGTGTTATTTGAATTTATCAAGATACCATCAATATAAGGTTCTTGACCAGCGATACCATCAAGGAAGAATCCAGTCACAATAGTTCCGGCAAGTATTGCAGGCGTATCAAATGACCCACCCAATCCAGAACCAGATGTTACTGGCATAACAACATTAGCCATTGGTAGTTGTTCATCAGGGAGTTCTTCAGTATTTCCCGAGTGTATGCCAAAGTACCTAACACGATATCTATAACCCCAACCTTTTTGATTTTTTGGATCAAAATGCGATGCTTCAATGTTATCCTGCCACGAAACACTGGACACAACTCTACCAAACCATCTTGGTAGGGATGATATTGAATTTAGGTCAAAATTTCCTGAATATTCATTCATTTTAGAATTCGCCTAAGTCTGGAGGAATGTCTATAGCAGCCTTATCTAAAGTTTGATTTATAAAAATATCGTTAGCTCTATCAATAGAAGAACTTATAACAGAATCAGAACCGCCTTGACCCACTCCAGAAGTATATTTACCCGAAATAGATCCTGTTGGTGAATGGTCATTCACCGTTAATTTATTAACGTCAGCAATTAAAAGTTCTCTCTGATAACCATCACCATCTTGAAAATAAAAAAGTTGTGATGGATTTGCAGATGCAACACAGTTTGCTTCACTGCGAGTTACATCATCAATTCTTTCGCCATCTTTATCATAAAAAGAAACTCTGATAGGATCATTCGGATCTCCCTGAAATGATTTCCTAAATCTATTTTGCCTATCAACACAACTATCTCTATATTGATCTGCCATTAGTCATCATAAACTCTACATTCTAAAGCATCAGGATGAGCATCACAATAAAGTTCTAGAGACGATGGATCATGGTCGTCATCTGGATGATTAACTTGATACTGCTCTAATGCATCAAGTTCACCCTCTAAATGACGACGACGCTGACTACTTGTGTTTGGATTATCTAGTTCATCCCTGTCATTATTAATATGTTGTTGAAGTGACTTTTCCATTTAAAATACCTACTTTCTTTGGATAGATTCCCTTACAAGATTAATTCTTGTAAAGCAACTATTTTTAGTTACATGATGACATACATCGACTATCATATATATGCCACTTTTTTTCTGGCTTATAGAAGTTTTCTTTTTAGAAGAAACTTCTGGAAAATCGCAAAAAATTAAATCTCCAGCTCTCAAACTCATATCGCCAGCAACCGCAATAGAAAGTTTTATAGAGAATAAGTTATTATATCTCATATAAGACTGCCGCAATATTTCATCGTTACTATAATTGATATAAGTTGATTTTGGCAGTTGCTCTTTAAGTGTTTTTCCTTCAACAAGAAACCCGGGGTCATCCCATTTATAAGATATTCTTGAAGTCTCTTGCTGCAGATTAATATCTTTAGCAATTATTGGTTGTTCCTTTCCACCAATCGTGTCTGGATTAAATTGCTTTTTAGAATCAAAAGTACTTTCTCTGTAAGCACTTTCGAATGAATTTACCGCATTCATTTTAGTATTTAATTGAGCGCCAGATAGCAACACTCTTTTTAATTCTAAGGTACTATCAAAAGAGTAATCAAGAATCTTTCCATCATACCCAGGAGGAACAGATTTCTCAATTAAATTGTTAAAGATATATCTTTTTTTTGGTTTTTGTTTAAAAAGATTATCTATAGATTTAAATTTAAATCCATCATAAGTTTCATAAAAAAAGAATCCTGCAAGAATTCCTTTTGCGTTTGAGATATCTGGAACAGACCTAGGGCCCAACCATGTGATTTTATAAAAGGGTTTTTCAACATTACCAATGAAACTCAATTTATTTAAAGTTGTATCAATATCTACAGTTTTTGAAGTTTTTAAAGTTTCTTTTAAAATTTTCTGTGCAGAGTCTGATATTTTACCATCATATCTTTTTTTAACTCTACACCTTTCTAGTTCATTATCAATAGATTCTTTAGAAAATAAGTCAATAACAAACATCATTTTGTCAGTACTCTCGTCAATATTTCTAACTTCTTTTATTCTAAAATGTTTATCTCCAACAAAATCTAAATTAAATTGATTTCCATCAGTTACTTTAAGATTTACTTTTTCACCAACAGTCAAATTAAGGTCATCAGATTCTAAAGATGATGTTCCCTCGCTACCACCTCTATGTCCAGTATCGATGATAATTGCAGTTGCTCTTACAGTATTATCAAGAATACTTTCATAATATTCAAATTCTATGCAACCACTAGAAACATCTACGGGTTTATTATAATTCGAATTAATTTCAAATAACTTAATTTGGGCTTCACCTGCTTGTGCGGCAATGTTTGCTGCTGGCATCTTATCCTCTGACTAAACTTTGCATATTACTACTATTTACACTACCCGCAACCATAAATGTAGTTGTTGAACTAGAAGTTTTTGATACTGGAATTGGAACAGTCTCTTTAATAATAATTGGTTGAATCATAACTTTTGTGCTACCGTCAGCATATGATGGATATGATGTAAGAGACACTGCTTTATTCTTTGGATTTTGTTTTGGAATATAACCACCACCCTGATAACGAAGTTCAACATCAGTAATATCTTGGCCCCCCAAAGCATCTCTTGATGCTTTGTTTAAATCAATAACTCTAGTTGGATGTGGTCTTAAAGGATAAATTGCCTTTCCATTTCTATCAACTGCATATGGACCCCTATCATTAATTCTAACTTGAATACTCTTACCATTTGATTTATTAGTAACAGTAACCATAGTACCAAAAGGTAACGTTGGGTGTGCTGCAGTATATTCAGTATCACCTTCACGAAATTTTTCACCATTCGCAGTTCTATTTCCATAAAAACCTGGACCATACCAAGATGCTTTACCAGTTTGTCTTACTGGTTTATCTGTACCGGGTCTATCAAACAATGAAGGAAGTTGTCCAGGTTTTGTTTTTATTGGTTGAACTTTATCAATACCCAATACACTTCTCACTTTAGCAGAACCATTATATTGTGCTTGTGTTATAGGAGAACCCGGCGCTCCTCCCCATTGACCGCCAGGAACATCAATTGCTTGATTCGAACCGTGATATCCCGGATCACCAATTCTATCAAGATATTCACTTCCTGTTTGAATACCTGCTGCCAATAAAGCCTTTTTTGCATTATCCTTATCCTTTGGAGTAGCAAAAGCAATATGATCGTGGTAATTAAATGGAGTTCCATGTCCATCATAATCATAGTTTGATGGATAATTTTTATCTCCAGTAATATATTCAATTGCATTGAAATATCCTGGAGAAGCAGGTTTCCATGAACCACTGTAATTTGTTTTGGGTGGAGGAGGTTCATAAGAAAACAATGAAGATGGAATATTTTTCCCCCCTCTGACCGAAACTTGTTTTTGAACTTCTCTAATAGCTTGATTGACCTTTTGTTTGATATTAGTTCCGATAATTTTTATTGGGTCTACACTAACACTTGGTTTAGATTCAAAAGTTCGTTTAACAGAACCACCAGAAGCCATCGTTGGAATTTGATTCTGTATTGAAGACACACCTTGATAACTTTTTGAAGAAATCGATCTAAATGTTTCAAATAAATTTTCAAGACCATAATTTATACTTTTAAGAGTTGCCTGAGTTATGTTTTGTCCAAGGGCAACATCAACCGAACTTCCCATCAAAGATCCAATACCGTATGGTATATCTTTTAAGATTGAAGCTACTTCAGTAAGTGCTTTATATGGGTTTGGTTTATCTTTTTTCTTTTCCCATTCTTCTTCATATTGTTGATATGTTCCAGCACCTCCAGCAAGATTCCATTCAGCTACTGATAATTTTCTTGATGGGTCGGGATATAACTTTTGAATTTTTTTCTTTCCACCAACATCTTTTCCCGGTTGAGTTGATTGTGGAGGAACATATGGTTTTTTAAATTTTTTAGTTGTTATAGTTCTTCCACCAGAACCCAAGACCTCACCACCTTTTGCATAACGTCGGATAACTTTTCCACCACGACGTTGAGTTTGAACTGATGCCTCTGGACTTTTATTTGCAAAAAGAACATCATATAATTTTCCAGCAAGTTCTGCACCAGCATATCCACCAATAAAAGTTCCAAACCCAGGCATAATTAAAGAACCAACAGCGCCGAGGAGTAAAGTTCCAACTCCTCTAAATGCTGCCTTACCTGGATTATCTCCAAGAGCCCAAGAAAGACCAAACTCAACAAGTGCTCCCACAATAGGTAACCTTGATAAAGGTCCTTTCGCAAGTCTTAATAATTGACGTGTTGCTTGCTTTCCTATAACTGCTCTAGATGCCTTTATTGTAGACGCTTGTGCAGGCCTAACTACTCTTTGTATTGGACCTCTCTGCGGAACTGGTCCTCTAGGAGTTCCTTGTGGGGTTGGTTTTGGTGGTTTATATTTTCTTGCATTATTTGCAAAGGTATTGATAGCACCTGTGAGTGCCATTCCTCCAATTAGAACATAGTTAATATACTCATTCAACTTTCCAGATATTTTATCAAATTCACCCTGAGCCTTTTCGCCGCCAACCGTTTTTACAAGACCTTGTATCTTATCGTAAGTTTGATATCCACGGTCTATAAAGTTTACGACACTCTCTAAAATAAATTTAAATACATTTTCAACAACACTTACTATTGGAGTAATAATTTTAACAATTCCGGTCAACTTAGGAAGTTGTTCTCGAAACTTGGTAAACAACCATCCAAGAGCAGTAAAGAATAAGAATCTCTTAATTCTATCTAAGAAACTCATTCCAGGAAGAGAAACCTTTGGGAGATTAAACTTCTTAGATTCCTTAGGAGTTTCTAATTTTGTTTCCCTCTGTTCGTTTTCTTCTTGTTCTTTTCCAATTCTCTTTGCTCTTTCTGTTTTTTGGTCTTCAGTTAATACAGATTTTAAAAGACCATCAATATCAATTAAAGATTTTTTTATAATACTTACATTCTCTTCACTACGTCTAATTGATAGAGCAGTTAATTTTTTAGTATCAATAGTCTTCTTATTAATTGCAAGAGATGATGAAACTGCCTTTGCCCCAATTTTTGCAATTGCGGATGTCTTTGCTGCAGGTAATAACTTCTGAACGTTAATAGCCATCGTCAAGCAATCCCGTAAATACTAGCATTA